CAACTGAAAACTTCAGCAACTTTTTTCTTTGTCTGATCTTGCATCTTGGTTTCTGACATTTCTAGTAACTCCTTCAGTGATGCTCTCATAGAGACGATTAACTCCCAAGAAATATGACGCTCCTGTAAATGGAGCGCACGTTGCATAGCTAAAATATTTAACAAGTTTCGCCTTAGTTTCATCCATTTCGTTTCTCCACGACATAGCTCTGGTGGACCCACCCTAAGCTGGCATCGCCAGCAGTGTGTTCCCTTACCCAGATTTTTGGGCCTTGCGGATCGCGCCAGTTGGTCCTCCAATGGCTCCTTTTTCATCATAAAATTTGTCGATGGCTTCCTCTATGCGAGGGAAGAATCTAGCACGATGCTCGTCATCTTCAAAGCAGCCATCCCAGCCAGTGTCAGTAAACTGTTCGTCAAACACACGGTTTTCCATCGCATCAGGGCAGTCAACCGTAATGCGACTCCAACGGGCTCTTACATAGGCGATTTGCTTGCCATCCTTGTCAAACACATCATACTGTTCAGGGCTAGCGTCACACGTTTTCACCCAGTTGTATTTTAGATTAAGGGTCATCTCACTCACCGTCTCCAATTAGGTCTGCAAGATCGCGTGCTTTTCTCTTTTGAGAATTAAAATAAGCACGAGTTTCTTCACCATTGCCATTGAACGCGGCAATCTTTGAGCAGGTCTGCTCGTAATTGACCAAGGCGTTATGCAGCAATTTTGCTTCTGATTTTGTAATTTTGAGTTGCATGTCAATTTTCCTCCACTGGCTCATCAGTCCAGTAATTCGAGTCGGTAAATATGTCCCTGCGATAGCCCTTGAGTTTTTCACGCTCACACTTATCACAAACGAACGCAACAAAGATGCCACGGGCATCAACAACTTCACGACGAATCAATCCCGATCCGCAATTGCATTTGCGCTCTCTATACATCTCACTCACCTTCCTCAATACGGTATGCTACCGGAAGCCCTTTGGCCTCACACTCAGCTACCAGTTCATTCACAAATTGGCGGGCAGACTCAGCTACTGTGGTAGACAAGATTCCCTGCCACCGGCCCTCTGAACGCCAGGAATACACTGTATAGATTCCAGGCTCAGGACGAATAGGATATCCAGTATCAAACCTAAATGGCAAGGGGGCATCATAACGAGGTTCTGTCCCCTCACTGAATTTGATGCTGCTGGCGTTGATTGTAAAGGTAGCCATTTCACTCTCCATCATCTATGAATGCGGTCAACTGGCCGAAAGTCCAACTCTTCGCTAATGATTACCCAGGTTCCAACTGGGGCTCGATCCAAAATTAGCTTTCGTGCTTCACCTTTTGTTTCTGCGGCATCCCAATGATCTGGTGTTCCGCCCCAATTTCTGAGGTAAGATAGGTGTTGTCCAAGAGTAGCAGGATTCCCATCTTCATCAGTGTAGTTACCATTTTCGTTAAAGATCAAGTAGGTCATCTCACTCTCCATCTCTCAACTTCCATAATAAAATTATACTCCTTCTGGAGGGGAAGTCAAGAACTTTTATGATAAAAAAAGTGGGGAGAACCCCCACTTTTAGCGTCCTAGATAGGTGGTTCCGTTATACTCAATCTCGGTATAATCCACCTTGATGTTCTGAGCGGTCTTCTCCCAGTCAATTGCGATATACCACGGAACTTCCGAAGGCAGATCACCACAATCTTTGAGCAGTTCTTCCGTATACTCAACGAACTCACTCTCTGGGATGAGGGACACACCATACTCCCAATCGGGGTAATAGTCAGCGCCCTCTTCAGCGAACTTCTTGAGGTTCTTCAACTCTTCGTTATACTCAGCACGATCCTCTGCACTCAGATTTTCGTCGTCGGTAAGTTCGCTTTCAAGTTCTGCGATATACTCAATCACATCACGCGAGTCCACATAGTCTGTGTTGTTCTCAAAGGGGTTTTTCATCGTCTCACTCCGTATCATCAATCTATAATGGTAAGGTAGTATACTTTGGGGGTGCCGTCAAGAGCTTTTATCAAAAAAAAGAGGGGCCGAAGCCCCTCTTTCTTTACTCAGATATTCCGTATACTTACATGAGGTTCGTAATTAGTACCCTTCTGTAGTAGACATTTGAATCCTTCAAAATCGAACCCTGATTTGTCAATGTCGCACCTTGCGCAAATGGATTTGAAACCATTCCATAGCGAGTTTTGAAACCAATTTTTGGCTGGAATGAAGCAGGATTTACTGCACGCACCTTCTGTAATGGCACGTAGGGACAATAAAACATTCCTGCGTCATATGCTGTTGGTCCCTTGTATCCAACGGTCATATAATTTAGACCTGGGAAATTAGGAAGACCATCGGCATATGGGTCAATATAAACTCTGAAGCGTCCGTTTAGAACACCGCAGAAAGTTACGCCAGTATCATCAACCTGTAGGTTATTGCTGGCCAATGCTGGTGTATAATCGAGAACACCTGCCATTTGCAGAGCAGAAGCTACATCAGAAGATGCAAGGATGAAATTACCCTTACCCCGACGAGTCTCTTTTGCAATGCGGTTAGCTTCTCGTTCAATGTGGAACATTAGACCCTTCCATTTCTCGACGCTCCACCGGCCATTACTGTCTGTATCCATATTAAAAAATCCGGTTGTGGTTGTATTTTCCTGAGCGCCTTGCTTTGCAGTAAAGTTGATCGTGCGAACAACTTCACGATTAATCTCAGCAAGAATTTCAGTTGTTAGAATGTTTGACAATTCAGCATCGGCATCCAGACCATGAACTGCTTTGAGGTCTTGTGCAAATTCGAGAGTATACTCAGCTTTTAATGCACGAGAACGAGCAGTAACAGTCGTCTTGTCGATAGTGAATGACATTTCCGGGAAGCCAGTATTTGAATCTGTTCCCAATGCTTCTGCCTGAGCAGTTTCCATGCCCTGGCCCCAGTTATATAGACCCAATTCAGCAAGGTTAGCTGAAACTGAAGTATTACCGGGCATCGTACCAACATGTTTGTTACCAGCAGTATTTGTGCCAGCAGTAACAGATGACCACGCAGTATTGACTTCATTATACCATGACTCTGCAATAGCAGCGTTTGAGGTATTTGCATAGAATGGACGCAGAGCAAAGATAAGTCCTGTTGGACCTGTCATTGGCTGCACGCCACAAAGATCATACGCAATCAAATTTGGTACAGTACGACGAATCAATGAAATTAGAATTGGGTCAAAAGTGTCGATGTTGTCGCCAACCTTAATGTTATTGGCGGGAACAGGGTCTTCTGACAGAAGTTGAAAGTTTGAATGGGCACTCGCCTCAACTAACGCCTTTTCGGTATTTTCCAAAAGGATAGCTGTCATATTTCTCTTATGACCATCCGGGATTGCAGGAAGGCCATCAAAATTCAGCACGGGCTCCCACTTTTTTACTATTTCTGAAACATTAATCTCAGCTAACATTTTTATTAATCTCCCTTATTTTTTGGGTTTGTTATATTTATATTTTGACATTTTTTATTGCTGTCTGACAGTCTTCTTGAGAGCATTAACCCAAGGTCTTACATCTGGATCAATGTATTTCTCTTTAGTATCTGTCTTATCATCGGAAGAATATGTTATTTCTTCAGTAATAATGTTTGTCTTTGGGGTGCCTTTTTTCTTACCGAAATGGCTTTCCTTAATAATATTAAGTTTGTGAACAAACTCCTCATCATCTCCATAATAATCAACAGACTCAGCAAGCTTCTCAAATTTCTCCTGTTCTGGAACAGTAAGTCCTTCAGCTTGATCCTGTAGTAGTGCTTCCCTATGCGAAGAATTCAATTCCTCACTTAGAGCCTTATTTTTCTCAATTGTTTCGCTTAGTTGTGCTTCTAGATCATCAACCTTGGCTTCAAGAGCCTCAGCAATTTCTACTACCTCATCGGGCATATTGAAATTGTGGGTGATGAATAGATCGCGAAGACCATCAAGAAAATCTTCTGTAATTTCTGTTTTAAGAGCGCGCTCAATAGCTACCTCATTTTCCTTAATCCACTCTTTTGCAGTGTAGGTAAGGTATTCATTAATGTCTTCATGTAGCTTGGTGGTAAGTTCTTCGACTTCTTCTTTGAACGCTTCCTCATATGACTCTACAAGCTGCTGTTCAATTGCAGTGACTCGGAAATTCACAGCAGACTCGAACAGGACTGTCATATTGTTTTTGAATTCCTCAGAGAGTTCCTTGTTGTCACCAAACACATTGGAAAGGTCTTCTTTGAGAGTGTTTTTCAAAGTTTCCATAAGCTTTGCTGATTTAGCATCGCCTTTCATTGCAACTGACGATTTATTATGAGCAGCCGCACCACCTGGGACGCCATCTGCCTCATGTCCTACTTGATCCAAGGATGCCAAGAAAAAAGCAACCTGATCTGGGGTTTTGCCAGCGAGTTTATGCATGGCAACAGAAAGCATGTTCGTCTTGTAATTTTTGTCCATGCCAGACGTAGTGTCAGCATCTTTTTCAGATGATTCCTCTACAGTCTCTTCTTCAACGACTTCATCCTCATCTTCACTTTTATCATCCTCTGAATCAATCTCGGCGGCTATTGCCTCAAGTTCTTCTTCGGAAAGAGAATTTAGAAAGTCTTCGTCAAGGTCTTTCTTGTCCTCAATAACCTTATTTTTTTTTTTCTTTAACATTGGTAAAAACTCTCCTGTTCGATATCGAGTTATGTTTTATTATTTAGTAATTCTTTTCATTTATAGTTGTTTTAAGAAGAAGTTGAACAAGCGCATCTTGCTTTCTTCTATTTCACGCTTGCTCATTTTCTTCACTTTCTTACAAACTTTCTCAGCAACAATGCTTTTGATTGACCCATCTGGACCATAGAAATACTCAACACCTTCCATAATACCTTTCACAAAAGCATCGGGCGCACTTGGATCAGCAACACAATCAGCAGCAGTTACAAGTTTGAAATCGTCCTGCACTTCCATTATGCCCTTGACAGGCTTTAATGAGCCCAATCCTCTGGACGAAACGCCAAGGTTAGCACCGCCCTCGATTAGTCCTTTGACTATGTTCCCCATCGGCGTGTCTAAAACCTTGGCGCGTCCAATTACATTGTTTCCATCCATTTTTAGAGATTCGATCATGTGTGAAACACGATCCAAATTAATTTGTGGTCCGTCAGGATGACCCAATTCACCATACGCGCGCTTTGCATTTACCGTGTCATTAATATAGCGGTTCACTTCTTTTTCCATTACAGCAGCGGGATACATGCGGCCATTCTTGTTTTGAATTCCTGATTGCATCATGATACCTTCAAGATAGAGAAACTTCTTGCC